GCGCGGACGGCGGTCCGTGCTGATGAATAATTATTTATGGAGGGATAAATCATGATAAAAATAACCAACCTTGAACTCGAAAACATCAAGCGCATAAAAGCGGTGCAGCTCGCCCCGTCGGAGAGCGGACTTACGGTCATCGGCGGGAACAACGGTCAGGGCAAGACTTCGGTACTGGACGCTATCGCGTGGGCGCTCGGCGGGGATAAGTTCAAGCCCTCGCAGCCGCAGCGGGACGGCTCGGTAATTCCTCCGCACCTGCGCGTGACCCTCTCGAACGGGCTTATTGTGGAGCGCCGCGGCGACAAGTCCGCGCTGAAGATAACCGACCCGAACGGCGGAAAGGGCGGGCAGCAGCTGCTCAACGAGTTCATCAGCCAGCTTGCCCTCGACCTGCCGAAATTCATGCAGGCGACCTCAAAGGAAAAGGCGCAGACCCTCCTCCGGATAATCGGTGTGGGAGATAAGCTCGCGGCGCTAGAGCAGCAGGAGCAGACCGCCTACAATCAGCGCCGCGCCGTGGGTCAGACCGCCGACCAGAAGCAGAAGTACGCCGATGAGCTGCCGAGCTACCCGGACGTTCCCGCCGAGGAGATATCCATTTCGGAGCTGATACGTCAGCAGCAGGATATCCTCGCGCGCAACGGCGAAAATCAGCGCCTGAGAAATAACCGCGATATCTGCGAGCAGGAGCTTCTCCGCGCACAACAGGCGTTCGACCTCGCCGCGGAAGTACTCGCGAAAGCCCAGCAGGACGCTGAAACCGCCCGCAAATCCGCCGAGGATATTCAGGACGAATCCACCGCAGAAATCGAGGAGAACATCAGGAACATCGACATTCTCAACGCAAAGGTGCGCGCAAACCGCGAGCGCGACCGTGCTGTCGCACAGGCGCAGGAGAGCCGCGAGCAGTACGGCGAGCTTACCGCGAAGATAGAGGATATCCGGGCGCAGAAAACCGCCCTGCTGGACGGCGCAGACCTCCCGCTGCCGGGGCTTTCCGTCGAGGACGGCGAGCTTACCTACAACGGTGCGAAGTGGGACTGCATGAGCGGCGCGGAACAGCTCCGGGTATCGACCGCGATAGTCCGCCGGCTCAACCCGCAGTGCGGTTTCGTGCTGATGGACAAGCTGGAGCAGATGGACGCCGCGACCCTCGCGGAATTCGGCGCATGGCTGGAGCAGGAGGGCTTGCAGGTAATAGCGACCCGCGTTTCTACGGGCGGCGAGTGCTCGGTGATTATTGAGGACGGCTATGCCAAGCCAGCTGAACAGCCCGCAATCACATCAGCGCCGCAGCAGAGAACATCATGGAGCAAAGGAGTATTCTAATGGATTTCAACATCTCATCAGGCAAGGTGCATACCGCAGTAAAAACGGTGATTTACGGCGCGGAGGGAATCGGAAAAACGACCCTCGCGGCGCAGTTCCCGAACCCTCTGTTCATCGACACGGAGGGCAGCACAAAGCAGCTCGACGTTGCAAGGCTCCCCGCACCGACATCGTGGGAAATGCTCATGCAGGAGCTTGATTTCGTGATAGTCAGACGTCCCTGCTCGACCCTCGTCATTGATACGGTGGACTGGGCGGAGCAGCTCTGTATCGCCGACCTGTGCGCCAGGAATGCCAAGAACGGTATCGAGGATTTCGGCTACGGCAAGGGCTGGGAGTACGAAAAGGAGAGCTTCGGGAAGTTCCTGAACAAGCTGACGGAGGTGATAAACGCCGGAATAAACGTCACGCTGACGGCGCACGCGGCGCTCCGCAAGTTCGAACAGCCGGACGAAATGGGAAGCTACGACCGCTGGGAGATGAAACTCGGCAGCAAGACCACCAACAAGATATCCCCGCTGATAAAGGAGTGGGCTGACATAGTGCTGTTCTGCAACTACAAGACCCTCGTCGTCCAGACCGACAAGGAAGGCAAGAAGCACAAGGCGCAGGGCAACCGCCGCGTGATGTACACCCAGCACCACCCCTGCTGGGACGCAAAGAACCGCTACGGTCTGCCGGAGGAAATTCCGATGGAGTACGCGCAGATAGCGCATATCTACGCGCCTGTTCAGCCCCTTGAAACTCCGCCCGCGCCTGCTGCGAGTACTTCCGCGACGGACATTCAGCCGGGTATTCCGCAGAGCCTTGCAGACCTTATGGCGGCGTCCGGAATTACAGAACAGCAGATTCGCGCGGCGGTCGCGATGAAAGGCTACTTCCCGGAGGACATGCCGATAAGCGCCTACCCGGAGGATTTCGTCAGCGGCGTTCTGGTCGGCGCGTGGAAGCAGATTGTTGATTTCATCAACGAACAGAAATACCCGTTCTGATTTTGCAGTAAAATGCAGTATTTTACATGCTAAACTCGGTCAGGGAGGAAAGAAAAACTCCCGATAAAATTCATAGGAGGACACCACAATGTCAGAAATCATCGAAAAAGAATTAGACTGGGACGACGAAATATCCCGCGAGAGCGACTTCACCATCATTCCGGAGGGCGACTACGACTTCACCGTGACCGGATTCGAACGCGGCAGGCACGAGGGCAGCGAGAAGCTCCCGCCCTGCAACAAGGCGATAGTCACGCTGTCGGTAAGGCTTCCGGACGGCTCGACCGCAACGCTGAAGCACAACCTGTTCCTGCACACCCGCTGCGAGGGGCTGCTCTCCACGTTCTTCACCGGGATCGGTCTGAAACGCAAGGGCGAACCCCTCCGCATGAACTGGAACGCCGTCACCGGAGCGGCAGGGCGCTGCCACATCAAGGTGCGCACCTACACCAAGCAGAACGGCGAAACCGGACAGTCCAACGACATCAGCAAGTTCTACGAACCCGGAAGCCCCGCGCAAAACTCACAGCCCGCGCCTGTCCAGACTGCTCCCGCGCAGTATCAGCAGACTTCCGGTCAGCAGCCGGCTACCGGTCAGCCTACCGGAGTATTCACTCCCGGAAAGTGGTGATATCCCATGACTGAAAATCAGATTACCCTGCTTGACCCTGCGGAAAGCACAGCCCCGGCTGAACCGGACACTCAGGCTGCACCTATGCAGCTCCGACCCTATCAGAACGAGGCGAAAGCCGCCGTCCTCGGTCAGTGGGAACAGGGAGTACAGCGCACCCTGCTCGTGCTCCCGACCGGGTGCGGCAAGACGATAGTTTTCGCGAAGATATCCGAGGACTGCGTGAAGCGCGGCGAGCGCGTGCTTATCCTCGCGCACCGGGGGGAGCTTCTGGAACAGGCGGCGGACAAGATACATAAGGCGTGCAGCCTGAACTGCGCCGTTGAGAAAGCCGAGGAGACCTCCCTCGGCTCGTTCTGGAGGATAACAGTCGGCAGCGTTCAGACCCTCATGCGGGAAAGCCGCCTTGCGCGGTTCATGCCGGACTATTTCGACACCATCATCATTGACGAGGCTCATCACGCGGTTTCCGACAGCTATCAGAAGATACTGCGGCACTTCTCCGGCGCGAAAGTCCTCGGCGTGACCGCGACCCCCGACCGCGGCGATATGAAGAATCTCGGTCAGGTGTTCGATTCCCTGGCGTATGAGTACACCCTTCCCCGCGCTATCCGGGAGGGCTACCTCTGCCCGATAAAGGCGCTGACGATCCCGCTGAATCTCGACCTTACCGGGGTTTCAGTGCAGGCGGGGGATTTCCGCGCCGCCGACCTCGATACCGCCCTCGACCCCTACCTCTATCAGATAGCGGACGAAATGCAGAAGTCCTGCGCCGACCGCAAGACCGTGGTGTTCCTGCCGCTGGTAAAGACCTCGCAGAAGTTCCGGGATATTCTCAATGAACGTGGATTCCGTGCGGCGGAGGTCAACGGAAACTCGGACGACCGCGCGGAGGTCCTGCGGGATTTCGACGACGGCAAGTACAACGTGCTGTGTAATTCAATGCTCCTCACCGAGGGCTGGGACTGCCCCAGCGTGGACTGCGTGATAGTCCTCCGCCCGACAAAGGTAAGGGGGCTGTACTGCCAGATGGTGGGCAGAGGAACGCGGCTTTCCCCCGGCAAGAAAGACCTGCTCCTGCTGGATTTTCTCTGGCACACCCAGCGGCACGAGCTTTGCAGACCCGCGCACCTCATCTGCGAGAGCGAGGAGGTAGCGCAGAAAATGACCGAGAACCTCGCGGAATCCGGCTGCGCAATGGACATCACCGCCGCCGAGGAAAAGGCGGAAACCGACGTAGTCGCTCAGCGGGAGGAGGCTCTCGCAAAGCAGCTCTCCGAAATGCGCAAGCGCAAGCGCACTCTTGTAGACCCGCTCCAGTTTGAGATGTCGATACAGGCGCAGGATCTGTCCGGGTATGTTCCGTCGTTCGGCTGGGAGATGTCGCCGCCGTCGCAGAAGCAGCTTGACGCGCTGGAAAAGTACGGTATCTACCCGAACGAGATAGAGAACGCAGGCAAGGCGCAGCTCCTGCTCGACCGGCTGAACAAGCGCCGCATGGACGGACTTTCCACCCCGAAGCAGATACGCCTGCTGGAGAATAAAGGCTTCCTGTACGTCGGCGAGTGGACGTTTCAGCAGGCAAGCAATATGATAACGAGGATCGCGGCGAACGGCTGGAGAGTTCCACCGGCGGTAAGCCCAGCAGAATATAAACCGGAGGTGATCAAGTGGAACTGACAGAGTGCCTGAAATACATCGACCCCGCTTCCCTCGACTACCAGACCTGGGTGAACGTCGGCATGGCGCTGAAAGAGGAGGGCTGCCCCTGCTCCGTCTGGGACGACTGGAGCCGCGCCGACAGCCGCTATCACCCCGGGGAATGCTCCCGCAAGTGGGAGAGCTTTAACGGAAACGCGAACCCAGTCACCGGGGCTACGATAGTCCAGCTCGCAAAGGAGCGCGGAATGCCGGTTGCCGAAAGCCGCGCCCTCGACTGGGACGATGAGATATCCTACGAAACAGACAGCGCGGAGGAGCACGTCATAGTCAACCGCAACTGGGTGGAGGGTCGCGAGATAACTCCCCCCGCGGACTGGCAGCCGCAGCGCGAAATTATCCGGTACCTCGAAACGCTTTTTGGTGAGGACGAGAATGTCGGCTATGTCATGCAGTCCTACGAAAAGGACGGAAGATTCGTCCCCGCAAACAAGGGAGCCTACGACCGCACCGCCGGACAGCTTATCGAGCACCTCCGCAAATGCAATGGGGATATCGGCGCAGTCCTCGGGGACTACAACCCGCAGTGCGGCGCGTGGATACGCTTCAATCCGCTGGACGGCAGGGGTATCAAGAACGAGAACGTAACGGAGTTCCGCTACGCCCTGGTGGAGAGCGACAACGTCGACATCGAACAGCAGAACGCTATTATCCGTGAGCTGGAGCTTCCGGTGGCGGCGCTTGTTTACAGCGGCAAGAAGAGTCTGCACGCGATAGTCCGCATTGACGCGGAGAACTACGAGGAGTACCGCCGCCGGGTGGATTTCCTCTATCAGATATGCGCGAAGAACGGACTTTCGCCGGACACGCAGAACCGCAATCCCTCCCGCCTGTCGAGAATGCCCGGAGTTCAGCGCGGCGAGAACCGCCAGTTCATCGTTGACACGAACATCGGCAAATCAAGCTGGAACGAGTGGCGCGAGTGGATAGAGGGTGTGAACGACGACCTCCCGGACTTCGAGAGCGCCGCCGATTTCTGGAACGACCTGCCGGAACTAAGCCCTCCGCTCATCAACGGGGTGCTCCGTCAGGGACACAAAATGCTGATAGCGGGACCCTCAAAGGCGGGCAAGTCCTACGCGCTGATAGAGCTTTGCGCCGCCATTGCGGAGGGTCGCGAGTGGCTGGGTTGGCAGGTGGCGCAGGGGCGCGTGCTGTACGTCAATCTGGAGCTTGACAAAGCCTCCTGCGAGCACCGCTTCGTGGATATTTACAAGGCGCTCGGCTGGAAGCCGGACAACCTCCGGAATATCGACATCTGGAATCTGCGCGGAAAGTCCGTCCCGATGGACAAGCTCGCCCCGAAGCTTATTCGCCGCGCCGCAAAGCGGAAGTACATCGCGATAATAATCGACCCTATCTACAAGGTCATCACCGGCGACGAGAACTCCGCCGACCAGATGGCGCACTTCTGCAACCAGTTCGACAAGGTCTGCACGGAGCTGGGGTGCGCGGTGATCTACTGCCACCATCACTCAAAGGGAGCACAGGGGAGCAAGCGCTCGATGGACAGAGCCTCCGGCTCGGGAGTTTTCGCCCGCGACCCGGACGCGCTTCTCGACCTCATTGAGCTGGAGCTTCCGGAGGCGCTCATTAAGGAGGAGCAGAACAAGGCGGTGTGCAATATCTGCTATGACCTGCTCGTCCGCAGCGGCAAGGCAGGCGGCATTTCACAGGACGACATGGTTACGGCTAAGGCAATGCGGGAGCACGTCAGAAACGCGCTTGCGGGGGATTCCCTGCGGCAGGCGGAGGAAAGTATATCGGCGGCTACGACGCTGGCTGAAAGCCGTTCCGCGTGGCGTATCGAGGGTACTCTGCGAGAGTTCCCGAAGTTCCCGCCGGTGAATGTGTGGTTCGATTATCCGATACATAGGATAGACATGTCGGGGGTGCTGAAAGATATTCAGCTTGACGCCCCGGCGCAGCCCTGGCAGCGGAATTTCAGCAAGAAAAAGTCCGACAAGGAACGCAAGGACGAGCGTAAGGAATCTATAGAAACGGCGTATAACGCGTGTAATATGGACGGCAAAGTAACGCTGAAAGACCTAGCGGAATACACCGGGAAATCCGAAGATACCGTCCGCAGATACATAAAAGAGCACGGCGGTTTCTGGATAGACGACGGCGAGGTCGGCAAAAAGTGAGTTGCAAAGTCGATAAACCGCAAGCCGCAAAATCGAGAGTTTGCAACTGCAAAAACGATAGTGCGTTATCGAAAATGCAACCGCAAAAATCCCGACTTTGCGTACTGCTGTTGCAGGTATATATACTACGTATATATAGTCTTGCGACTTTCCCTCCGGTCAGGGGGGAAGTAGTCGTGCGACAGCTTACGCACGACGACTCCTTCCCCTGTCCTGACAAAGCAAATTTTTTTCTCAGAAAGGAGAATGTAATAATATGGCAAATGAATGTTACAACTGCGGCGCATATGATTCAGACCGCGAGGGCTGCACAATGCCTAGCTGCGATAAATCCTATGCGTGTCCCTTGGAGGATTCCTCATTGCAGTTCTTCCTGCCGATGATACCGCCGACGGTGACGGCGCAGGAACACAAGGTTTCCGTCAGGAACGGCAAGCCGGTGTTCTACGACCCGCCGGAACTCAAGGAAGCCCGCGCGAAGCTTACGGCGCACCTGGCACAGCATAAGCCGGAGAAACCGTATACCTGCGGAGTTCGGCTGATAACACGGTGGTGCTTCCCAGTAGAGGGTCACGCTGACGGCAAATACAGAACGACAAAGCCGGACACGGATAATTTGCAGAAGCTCCTCAAGGACTGCATGACTGCGGTCGGATTCTGGAAGGACGACGCGCTTGTCGCTTCGGAGCTGTGCGAAAAGTTCTGGGCGCAGATTCCCGGGATTTTTGTAAGGATTGAGGTGCTCGACTCCGTCGAGTTATGTGCAGCCTTTCCCGCCGGAGGAGCGGGAATTTCGCCTGACGGCGAAACCGCACGCACACAGGAGGTGCTCGAATGAAGCTCGAAGAAGTAACCAAGGCAGCGGAACAGGGCGCGGTAGTCCTGCACACGCACATGGGGATAACCTCCAGGTGCAGGATATCCGGAGTTATCACGCGGTACGCAAAAGGCGGCTGGACATATTCGCTTGAGCTGATGGACGTAAATACGCCCAGCGTGATAATCGCCGCGCTGGACGAGGTGGAGGTGGAGAAATGAAACTAATGATAAAGCGGCTTTTTTGCAGGCACGATTACCAGTGGTGCAGGAAAATCCAGAGTTTTTCGGGGCTGAACGGCGAACGCGTTTATCTGGTCTGCCAAAAGTGCGGGAAAGTCAGGGACACCATGTTTCTGGAGGGACGCTAATGACCGCAAAAGAATACCTCTCGCAGTACAAGGACCTGAACGACAGCATAAACGCGAAGCTGGAGCAGGTCGGGGAGCTTCGCCGGAAAGCGCAGACGGTAGGCTCCGGAAGTTCGGACGGTGCGCACAGCTCCACGCCCCGCGACCGTATCGGCGAGATAACCGCCCGGATAGTCGACCTGGAGCACGAGATAAACGAGGACATCGACCGCAGCATAGACCTCCAGCGGGAGATACGCGCGGCGATAGCGACCGTTCCGGAGGTGCGCCTGCGCACGCTGCTGGAGTACAAGTACATCAACCTGCTGACCCTCGACGAAACCGCCGTCCGCATGAATTACAGCTATCCGCAGATATGCCGCCTGCACGGGCGGGCGCTCCAGTCCGTAAAGATGATATGGAATGATAGCTGAAAACGTGCTATACTAGTATCATGAAATACTGAAAAGCGCCCGAAGCAATCGCCCGGGCGCTTTTTCTATGCAAGCAGGTGGTGATGTTGAATGAGAAGAATTTAGTGCCGTTCTCAAATCGAAGCGAGAGCGAAGCAAGAGAAAACGGCAGAAAGGGCGGCAAAAAATCCGGCGAGACCCGCCGCCGCAAAAAGGCGCTGAAGTCCCTGATGAACGACCTGCTCTCAAGTGGAATCGTGAACGACGACATATACAACATGACTGCAGACATGGGCTTCGGAGCAGACCCGACCTACGGCGCGGCAGTAGTCGCGGCGATGGTACGGCAGGCGGCGCTCGGGGACACCAAGGCGTTCAATGCGATAGTCGACCTTATCGGCGAGGGCAGCTCCGGGGAGCGCGTGAAGCTCCAGAAGAAGCAGGCAGCATTGCAGGAGAAGAAGCTCTCCGGCGAGGAGGAGCAGGCCCCGGACGACGGCTTCCTGTCGGCGCTGGACGGCTCTGCTGCGGAGGACTGGAACGATGAAGATTAAAGCAGTGTTCAAGTTCAAGCCGTTCTCCCGGAAGCAGCGAAAAGTCCTGAACTGGTGGTGCCGCTCGTCCCCGGTGCGGGACTATAACGGCATTATCGCAGACGGCGCTATCCGTTCGGGGAAGTCGGTCGCGATGTCCCTCGGGTTCGTTGTCTGGGCTATGTCGGAGTTCGAAGCCTGCAACTTCGCGATGTGCGGCAAGACTATCGGCAGCTTCCGCCGGAACGTCCTGTTCTGGCTGAAACTCATGCTTCGCTCTCGGGGGTACTCTGTTTCGGAACAGCGCACTGAGAACCTTGTGATAGTCCGGCGCGGCAGCATAGAAAACTACTTCTACGTTTTCGGCGGCAAGGACGAGCGCTCCCAGGATCTCATTCAGGGTATCACGCTCGCGGGGGTGTTCTTCGACGAGGTAGCGCTCATGCCGGAAAGTTTCGTCAATCAGGCGACGGGGCGCTGCTCCGTGGACGGCTCGAAGTTCTGGTTCAACTGCAACCCCGGCAGCCCGGCGCACTGGTTCAAGACCGGCTGGATAGACAAGCGGCAGGACAAGCGCCTGCTGTACCTCCATTTCACGATGGACGACAACCTGTCGCTCACCGAAGCCGTTAAGGAGCGTTACCGGGGAATGTACACCGGCGTGTTCTTCAAGCGATACATACTCGGGGAGTGGAAGTCCGCTGACGGCGTAATCTACCGCCAGTTCGCCGACGACCCGGAGCGGTTCATTCTCGACGAGGTCCCGGCGGATATCATCATCGGAACGATGGGGCTTGACTTCGGCGGAAACGGCTCGGCGCACGCGGGGTGTCTTGTGGGAATTACCCGCGGGTACCGCAGTATCGTGATTCTGGACGAGTACTACCGCAAGGAAGTAATCGACCCGGGAACGCTCACGGACGACGTCTGCGGTTTCGTTCAGCGCTCGCAGGCGCAGGTCAGGGCGACGTCCATCTGGTGCGACAGCGCGGAGACTACGCTCATAAAGGGCATACGCACCGAGGTGTTCGCGCGGCATATCCCGGTGGAAGTCCGCAACGCGCGCAAGGGCGAGATAATCGACCGCATACGGCTCTGTGATATGCTCATGTCGCAGGGCAGGTTCTTTATCCTGCGGCGGTGCCGACACACCATAGCGGCGCTCTCAGAGGCTGTCTGGGACGGCAAATCGCCGACCAGGGACAGGCGCCTTGACGACGGCTCGACTAACATTGACAGTCTTGACGCGCTGGAATACGCCCTCGAACCGCACGCGAACCGGCTCATAGAATTTGGAGGAATACATGAACGCAAATGAAATAGCCGCCGCATTCGGGCAGGAGTTCAGCGGCTCGGAATACTACAGCGCCTGCATAGACAAGTGGCAGCGCATATACCGCGACGACCCGGAGTGGCGGCAGACCGCAAAGGGCGGGCTTTTCTCGCGGGGAAAGCGGCAGCTCCTGCGGCTGAATATGGCTAAGGTGCTGTGCGATAACCTCGCGGCGCTGACCTTTTCGGAGCAGTGCGAGATTACGCTCGACTGCCCGGAATATCAGGAATACATAAACAGCGCACTGAACGCGAACGGCTTCTGGAAACAGCTCCCGGAGCTTCTCAGCAAGTCCTACGCCATGGGCGGTGGGGTGCTGAAATGCTACCTTTCCGACGGGAATCCGAGGATAGACTACATCACCGCCGACCGCTTCGTCCCGGTGAGCTGGGACGGCTCCGGAGTGCAGTCCGGAATACTTTCGGGGACTTACATGCGGGGCAAAGATTACTACCATCTGCTGGAGTTCATGCAGCCGGGCAGGTCGGAATTCAAGCTGTTCAAGGCGGCTTCTGATTCGGAACTCGGGCGGGAATGCCCGCTTGCGGAGATGTTCCCGGACTTGCAGAATCCGGTCGTGTACGAGGGCGGCAAGCCGGTGTTTGCGTACTTCCGACCGTTCGTCAGCAATAATTCGGATTATGATACGCCGCTCGGAATGTCGGTTTACGCGAACTGCACCGATACGCTCCGGGCGCTTGATACGGTGTTCGACAGCTTCCAGCGGGAGTTCATTCTCGGCAAGAAGCGCATAATCGTGCCGAGCTCCTGTGTGCAGACCATAATCGACCCGGACACCGCCGAAGCAGTCCGGTACTTCGACGCGGACGATGAGGCTTTCATCGCGCTGCGGCACGAGGACGGCGAGAATCTCAGGATAACCGACAACACCACGGAACTCCGCATAGAACAGCACGTCAGCGCTGTCAACGCGTATCTGAATATCCTGTGCATGCAGACCGGGCTGTCCGCGGGGACGTTCTCGTTCGACGTCCAGCAGGGCATGAAAACGGCGACGGAGATAATCTCCCAGGAAAGCAAGACCGCCCGCACCGTCAAGAATAATAAGAACCTGCTCACGGAAACGATAGAAACGGTCGTTCACGCGTTGATACAGCTCGGCGTGATGTCCGGGGAGATTTCCGCGCGGGAGTACAGCGTAACAGTCGGCTGGAACGATAATATCATCATCGACGACAACACGCTGATAGACAATAATATCAAGTTGGTTTCGGCGGGGCTGAAGTCGAAAATAAAGGCGATAATGGAAGTCCAGAAGTGCGATGAAGCCACCGCCCGGGAGGAACTGGAGCGCATGTCGCAGGAGACTGGCGGCGGGGGTATCGCGGACTTCTTCGGTGACGAATCATGACCGCCCTTGAAGCGCTGAACCTCGCCGCTCCCATCGCGGACGCATATACCAGTGTTGAGGAGCGCCTGCTAGTCCGGATAGCACGTCAGCTCACGCTGAACGACGACCACCAGCTCAACGAGGTCAGCAAGTGGCAGATAAAGCAGCTCGCGAAGCACGGCATGCTCCGCAGGGACGCTCACAAAATCATCGCGGCGGGTACGAAGGGCATTCCCGGGGACGTTGCGGATACCGTCCGGCAGGCTATCGACGATACGCTCGCCGAGGACGGTATTCAGAGCATGTGGCATAACCAGCGGTTCGCCGAGAGCGCCGCGAACGCCGTCAAGCACTATCGTAATCAGGCTAAGGACGTGTACAATCAGGTCAACACCGTGATGAAGTACAAGGCGGAAAGCACGTTCGTCAGGGCCGTGAATTCCGTCGCGGATAAGTGGCAGGTTTTGCGCAACACGGAACTGGCAGGCACAAGCCAAGGCAGTATTTTGCGCAAAACCGCAGAACAGCGCCGGGAGCAGTCTGAAATCGCGAACAAGCAGGACATGCTGAATATTCTGAACAGCAACACGGCTGCGGTCGTTTCCGGCGCGGAGAGCCGCACAAAGGCAGTCCGCACGACTATCCACGAAATGGCGCAGAAAGGCATTCCGGCATTTGTGGACAAGTCCGGTCGTGAATGGTCGCCGGAAGCATACGTCAACATGGATATCCGCGCGACGGTCAAGAATACCGCTCTGGAAGCGCAGTTCTCGACTATGGACAGCCTCGGGCAGGACGTGTTCGAGGTGAGCTCTCACCCCGGAAGCCGCCCGAAGTGCCGTCCCTGGCAGGGCAAGCTGATTTCCCGCTCTGGGAAAACTACCGAGATAACTGACATCAACGGCAGAAAGCACAAGGTCATTCCGCTGTCGCAGACCAGCTTCGGCGAGCCTGACGGACTTTTCGGGATAAACTGCGGTCACCGTCCGCGGGGCGTTTCCGACGGGCTGTTCCGGAAGTCCGAGGTGGAGTATGACGATGATGAGGACAAGGCGCTTTATCATAAGGTCTGCAAGCAGCGTGAGCTTGAGCGAAAGGTGCGCAAGTCCAAGACAGAGGCGGACATGCTCGAAGCCGCCGGGGACACCGAGGGTGCAAAGGAAGTCCGCCGGAGAATGACGGAGCAGAACAAGGCGCTGAGATCCTACTGCGAGGGCAGCGGGCTGAAATACCGGTCGGATAGAGTCAGGACTTATGGGGCGATAGCACCGAAGAAAGCTCTTGACAAATCTGCTGAAAGTGGTATAATAGAGATGACCAGAAGAAAGAACGGAGCACATCGCAGAGCAAATGCTCGCAGCCTGCAAATCATTGATAAGCCGACATATAATAAGCTTACTTCTGATTTCTTAAAGCACGACGGCATTATTATTCGCGGAGAAGAGGCGGCAAAGCACCTAGGCGATACACACTCTGCTTCATATCTTCCATCGCTGAACACTGCGTTTATCCGTGACGACGCCACGATATCCGAGGTTCTTGAAGAAATGTATCACGCTGAGCAGGATAGAAAGAATATGTTTGGAGATACATTGACAACTGAGGTTTGGCTTCGCCGAGAAATTGACGCACAAAAACATCTACTAAGTCTTTCCGAGAAATACAAAATTCCTCAGGAAGAGATTGAAGTTACAAAGGGAAACCTTGAACAGTACGAAAACGAATTGAAGAAGCTTCTCGGAGGTGAGTAGTGTGAAACACAAATACACGGTAATCGCTGAAATGCCTATAAAGGATAGCGTGGTTCTCACACTTGACAGCCCTAGGCGCGATGATGATTTTTGTGCAGAGCATATTGTGATAGGCGGAAAGAAAATGCCGTATCAGCTTGCACACGATGAATCGCTCGTTATATTGAAAGGCGGGGCAGGATACCTTAACAAGGAAATCTCGTTCTGCTGAAATTGACACATAAGCACCCTGTTTTCGCAGGGCGCTTTTTCATTCAAATAATCAAGCGCTCTTCGGGGCGCTGTTTTTATGCCTGTTAAGGGCGGAGGTATGCAGACATGGCTTTTGTCCGAATAAATAATCTTGAATTTGAGGTCGTTCTGGAAGATGAAAAATCGGACAAGATGAACGGCGAGGACGGTGTGATATATCTCGGGCTTACAGAGTACTGCCCCGCTCCGATCATTTATTTGCGCAAGGGTATGAAAACGGGACTTATGCGGCGCACGATCATTCACGAGCTGACCCATGCCTATATTTTTGCATACGGGTATTCTCTCGACAGTGAGGAGGATTTTTGCAAATTCATGGAATCAAAATGCTGCGATATCATAGAAAAGGCTGAATATGTATATTCGCTGCTTGAAGAATCACCTTGGTGCCTTGAAAAAAAAGGCTGATTCAGTGTCTTTGATGAAAGGATAAGCAAATGGATTTACCATGCATAGAGGAAAGCGAAAATCAGCTCAGTATCAAGGTGGGCGTTGATACAACGGAACTGGACGCAGCTCTCGAAAAGCTCGAAAGAATGGTCGGGCTTCTTGAAAGAGCCCGGGAGCTTTTGCCCGTTACCCAGTGCTCAAACGAATAATTAAGCGCTATGCGAAAGCACGGCGCTTTTTTATTGTCCGAAACACGCTCATGACATAAAACTGCGCGCGGAATCAGCCGACAGGCTATAAACGGAGGTAACAACAATGGCAGACGAACAGAACACCCAGACCACACAGGAGCAGGGCGGCGCTCAGACCGCCGGAGGTGATCCGAACACATCTACGCCCGAAAACAGCGTGCAGGCGGAAAAAACATTCACGCAGAGCGAGGTCAACGCGCTCATTACAGCGCGGCTTGAGCGCGACCGCAAGGGTCAGCCGAGCAAGGAGGAACTCGCGGAGTTCCACAAGTGGCAGGACGACCAGAAATCCGCAGAGCAGAAGTCCGCGGAAGCTATCAAGGTGCAGTCAGACCGCGCGGACGCAGCCGAGAAGAAGGTCGCAGCCCTTGAAGCGAAGCTGCTCGCCACGTCAAAGGGCGTAAAGCCCGACGCGGCGGACGACGTAGTAGCGCTGGCTTCGCTTAAAGTCAGCGACGACATGCCGCTTGAAAAGGCAATCGACGAGGTGCTGAAGAAATATCCGCAGTTCGCGGGAGGTTCAGCGCCGACAACAACAGGGGTTTCCGGCGGGAACGGCAGCGCCGCGATTTCCGGCGTTGAAGCCGCGTTCCGTGCGAAGAACCCCGGAATCAAAATCTGAAAGGAGATTTAATTTATGCCGCATGAGGCTCAGGAGCGCTATTCTTCGCTTGTCCTTGCGAAAATGCGCTCGGAAAACATCTTAAAGGACGGTATCATCTTCAACAACGACTACGAGGGCGACCCGGTCGCGGGCGCGGTCAAGGTTCCGGTGCGCGACGGCGAGGTCAAGGTCGGCGACTACGACCGCAGCGCCGGCGGCGATCTTTCCGAAAGCTCCACCGAGTACCGCTCTATCCTCATCAACCGCGAGAAGTACGTCAACGAGCTTGTGGACGGCTACGACGCGGTTTCCGTTCCCGACAACCTTATCGCGGACAGACTTGACAGCGCGGGCTACTCCATGGCGACCGCCCTCGACCGGGACGGCGCTTCCACGCTCATCTCGCAGGGCACCCGCGTCAATACGTCCTCCATTTCCGCAAGCACCGTATACAGCGATGTTGTGGATATCCGCACGCTGATGAGCAAGGCGAACGTCCCGAACGACGGCAGGCGCTACCTGCTCGTTACTCCGGACATCTACGCGGCTATGCTGAAAAGCCCGCTGTTCGTGCAGGCTTCCGCGCTCGGCGACGAGGTAAAGCAGTCCGGCGCGGTCGGCAAGATCGCGGGATTCACCGTGTACGAGTGGAACGACGACACCGCTAACCTTGCGATGATCGCAGGCCACCCGCGCTATGCTACGCGCATCAACGCATGGAAGGTGCCTATCTCCGTGAACGACCTCAAGGACAGCAAGCACATCGGCTCTTCTGCGGTACAGGGACGTTCCGTGTACGGTCATGAGGTGCTCCGCAAGAGCGCTATCTACGCGGTATTTTCCGCGGGTTCGCTCACTCTTACGCAGGGCGCGTTCGCTTCCGATAAGTGCAAGGTCACTGTCGCCGAGAGCGCTACCGACGCGTTCGTATACCGCGTGAATCCGGCAAAGCGCGCGGCGCTTGAGGAGGACTTCACCGCCATCGCTACGACAAATGCGTTCACTTCCAACAGCACGCAGATCTCCTGCAAGAAGGGCGACATCATTGAGATAATCGACCTCGACAGCAACAAGAAGTGCGTTAAGGTCGGCTATGTTACAGTAGCATGACGGTCACGGCTGAATACTACTCCGCGAACTGGGGCGGCTGGACGGATCCGGACGAGCTGACAGCCGCTCTCAAACGCGCGGAGCTTATCGTAGACCGGGAGATATTCCCGTCGGGGTATACTGTAGCTACCACGCCGGAAGTCTGGCGTACAGCCGCTCAGAACGCGGTCTGCGCGCAGGCTGAGTTCATTCTCGAAAACGGCGGCGTTTCGGCGCTGTCGGAGACTACGGACGGCGGCTCGGTAACGCTCGGGAAGTTCAGCTATTCCGGCGGCGGGAGCCCCGCTGGCGGGAGTTCAGGCAATTCCGGAGGTTCGGCGGCGAATTCGCTGTGCGCCCAGGCTCTGGCGCTGCTGGAGCCCACCGGGCTGCTTTACAGAGGAGTGAGGATATGAAACCTATACCGCGTTCGCTGCTGATACATTCGGCGGTGCTGTACGAGGAGAAGGAAAACGCGTGGCAGAACAAGGAGCTTGTCGAGATGGCGAAGCTCACGCATATCCGCGTAGAGCCTGCGAGTAAAATGATAATCACGTCCGACAACCGCTCTGTTACGCTGTCTGCAACGCTTTTCTACGACTGCCGGAACAGCGCTCCGGGGGTGGAGTTCAAGCCGGGATATATCGTCGAATTTGGCGGCAAGCGTTACCGCGTTGAGACTGTCGAACTGCTCTACGACCGGCAGAAGTTACACCATCTGGAGGTGGGACTGTGCCTGTGACGGTCAACATCAATTCCGCTCAGATAGCGGTCGATATCCGCGCGGCTTCCGAAAAGGCGCTCGGGATAACCTCTCAGCAGGTGCTCGCGGACTGCAACGAGTACGTTCCGGACGACCAGGACGCGCTCGTCAACAGCTCGAATATCCACAGCGATATACTGCACGGAAAGCTCGTCTGGTCTACTCCCTACGCTAGATATCTGTATCACGGCGTGCTGATGGTGGACCCGAAAACCGGTTCAGCATGGGCGCGGGAGGGTCAGACGAAGTTCAAGGTCTCTCCGGAGGTGCGGCTTAAATTCGATAAGCGCAAGAACCCGAAAGCCGGCTCCCACTGGTGCGAGCGCGCCCAGGCAGACCACGGCGAGGAATGGCGGCAAATCTACGAAACAGCATTGCGAAAGGAGCTGAACAAATGACGGCGCAGTTACAGGCAGTCGAAGCTTTCCGGGCTTTTGCGGAGAAAACAACAGGGCAGCCGGCGTCCGTCGGGCTTCTTTCGGCCGGGGAGAGTATCGCAGTGCAGGTCGTGACAGGTTCCCGGGAGTTCACCTCGCTGGACCTCGCGAACCGCCGGGCGGTGATTTCCCTCGACGTGCTGTCGAAATTCAAGAAACAGGAGCAGGCTTATGGCTTCCTCTGCGGGATAGCCAACGCCTGCGATACAGCCCGGCTCGGTGCGCCTGTCGTTAACGCGGAGGCACGCAGCGAGCCGTTATTCGTAGGCACGGACGGCGATTACTGGATATATTCGCTGTCCGTCAGCCTGCGGATCATTATTTAATTCGGAATTCGGAATTCTTAATTCGGAATTAAGGTGTCCCCACTTTGTGGGACGTATTTAAATAACCGCCGCAGGCGGCACCGAAATTCCGAATTCCGCATTCATAATTCCGAATTTTTCGACTGAAAGGAGAATTACTATGTCCCAGACATTACCCAAGGTCGCGGGTGTTGAGCTCAACCACGAGGTCAAGTTTTTCATCAACACCACGCCCACAGGTGACAGCGCGACCTATAAGTCCATGTGCAATGCGTTCAAGAACTGCGCGAACGCGCTGAACGAGAATGTGTATTCCGCGTCCTACCTCAGCGACGGCGGCTACAGCTCCAGCACAGTTACCGGATTCCAGCCTACTATAACGCTTCAGGGGGACTTCATGGCAAGCGACCCGGTGTGCGCTTATCTCGACAAGATTCAGTGGAGCCCCGGCGCGGCGCGTGTTACCGATATCAAGATGAACCGCAACGGGCAGATAGTCACCTGTCCGGTAACGCTGACCCAGATAGCTATTGCGGGCGGCGAATCCACCGCGCCGAACGCCGTGACTGTAGTCATGGCGATGAATGGCAAGCCCACCGTCGAGGACGGAAATCTGGACGATACCGGAGAGAAAAAGACAGGGCTTTAATGCTGAAAGGAGCAGAAAATGTACCAGATAAAGAGATCGGAGAAGATACGCGACGCGCTGGAGCTTTGCGGAGAGGACGGAAAGCCCGCCGCTAAGCTGGAGTTCGTCGTTGACATCGACGCCATCGCGGGCGAACTCCGCAGAAACCTCACCGGCATCACGACCGCCGAGCAGTCGCTGAAAAAGGCGGCTTCCGATAAGTACTACGCCGAGGCTTACGAGCAGTACGGCAGGGCGGTGCGCGGGGTATTCGCGGTGTGTTTCGGCAGTGAGAACGCGGAAACCATCTGCGAGTTCTTCGAGGGTAATTACGTTGAGATGTCCGTCGCGATAGTGCCGTATATCTACGACGTGATCCTCCCCCGCGTGAACGAGTGCATAGCCCGCCGCCGCGAGCAGCTCAAGGGAATCTACCGCAGGGGGAAGAAGCTCAGATGAAGCTGTACGAGCCGTTTCCCGACCGCATTACCGTTGATGGTCAGGAGTTCCGGCTGACCCTGTGGTTCGACCGGGTGCTGCGGTTCTACGACGTTCTCGATGACCCCGACCTCACGCCGGAGGAAAAGACGGAGGCGGGCTTCTCATGGCTCGTGGACTGCCGGAAAACCCCGCCGCCGGAGGTACAGAGCCGGGTACTCCAACAGCTTATGGACGAGGTGATAGCTCCACCGCAGCGGAGGCTGTCAACGCAGAAGCAGCCGCAGAAGTGCGTTGATTTCAGCTTCGACGCGGAGGAGATATACTCGTCGTTCCGTCAGGCTTACGGTATCGACCTGATACAGGAGTGTGGGCGGCTGCACTGGTGCGCGTTCCTCGCTATGTTCCACGGGCTTCCGGAGGACGCGCCGGTGAAGCAGATAATGCGGATACGCTCGGAGGATATCCCGGCTCCGAACAAGCACAACGCGGAGTATATCCGGCGGCTCACGGAGCTGAAAACGCTGTACGCGCTGCCGAATAAGGGCGCTTCGCAGGCGCAGGAAGGCGGGGGCTGGGACGGGCTGTTCAATATGCTGCGGGCGCAGGCTGAATAATTTCTGTATTGACATTTCCGGAGGGACGTGCTATAATGTAGGAAATAAACTTTTTGGAGGTAATTTCCTATGAAGAAGATAATAGCATTTTGCGCAGCCGGCGCAATCGCTCTGCTTGCCGGTTGTTCTTCCGTATCGCAGGAGAAATATAATTCGCTTGAATCGGAGGAAAGTAACCTGCGCGAGCAGTATCGCCAGTTGAGCGTTGAGCACAACGATTTGCAGAAACAGTATGATTCACTGAATTCCGACTACGAGGAACTGAAAAGCGAGTACAATTCCTTGCAGAGCGCCGCTGAATCCGCTGCCCAGACGACAGCCGCGACTACTACGGCGGCGCCCGCAACGACCGCCGCGCCTGTGACTACAGTCCAGACAACTACAGCAAAGCCGCAGACCGCGAAACCCGTCGAAGTCAAGGCAACGATGGGCGAAACCAACGCGCTGAACAAAGCCAAGGACTACCTAAGCATAATGGCGTTTTCGTATTCCGGACTTATCAATCAGCTTGAATACGAGGGCTACTCGGCTTCCGAAGCTACATACGGAGCAGACCACTGCGGCGCTGACTGGAATGAACAGGCGGCGAAAAAAGCTGCTGACTACCTGGATATCATGAGCTTTTCAAAGAGCGGGCTTATCGACCAGCTCGAGTATGAGGGGTTCACTCATTCGCAGGCTGTTTACGGCGTTGAGGCTGTGGGGTATTAAAATCTGAATACAATCAAATACACAAAGCACGTTGAGAAATCAGCGTGCTTTTTTCATGCCCGAAAGGAGGAACAATGCCCGAAGGAGAAGTAGTATATCATATCCGGGGCGACAACAGCAAGCTCCCCGACGATCTCAAGAGCGCGGAGAAGATAATCGGAGATTCCGCAGATAAGGTTGAAAAAGCGGCTCTGGGAGCTATCAAGGCAATAGGCGCGGCTGCTTCCGCAGCGGCTGCGGCGGGTACTGCGATAGGCACGGCGGCGGTAAAATCTGCTGACGACCTGGATAAGGCTGTCAAGCGTGTTACCAGCGCCACAGGCGAGGGCGCGGCTGCCGCTGAAAAGTACTCCGAGGTGATAAAAGGAGTTTACGGCGACAACTTCGGCGAGAATTTCGACGACATCGCCGCGAGCATTTCCACGATAACTCAGAATCTCGGCGAAATGGACGCGGAGCCGCTCGAAAAAATCACCGAAAGCGCCTACGCCTTGCAGGACGCGTTCGATATGGACGTCGCCGAGACCTCCCGCGCCGCTAAAGCTATGGTGGAGAACTTCGGCATAGCTGCCGAGGACGCGTTCGATTATATCGCCAAAGGCGCGCAGGACGGCCTCGACTATTCCGGAGAGCTGCTGGACAATATCAGTGAGTACTCCGTGCAGTTCAAAAAGCTGGGGCTTTCTGCCGACGATATGTTCACTATCTTCGCGAACGGCGCGGAGAACGGAGCATGGAACCTCGATAAAATAGGCGACGCAGTCAAGGAGTTTTCTATCCGCGCTATCGACGGCTCGGACACGACTGAAAAAGGCTTTGAAGCCCTCGGCTACGACGCGGAGGATATGGCGAAGAAGTTCGCACAGGGCGGCGACGCTGCCCGGGACGCGTTCCAGACGGTTATTAAGGCGCTCGGCGAAATGGAGGACCCGATAAAGCGGAACGAGGCGGGCGTAAACCTGTTCGGGACCATGTGGGAGGATCTCGGCGCTGACGCGGTTAAGGCGCTCGGCGATATCTCCGACAGCGCCTACGACTGCGCGGGAGCTGTGGACGAGATAGTCGAGGTAAATTACAGTTCGCTCTCGGACGCGCTCGGCGGTCTGCAAAGGCAGGTTGAGCTGTTGATACAGCCGCTCGGCGACGAGCTTATCCCGGTCGTTTCGGAGGTCATTGACAAGCTCGGCAAGATAGCCGACGAGGTCGTTCCGGTGCTGTTGGACGCAGCGGAGCCACTTGTTGAATCGTTGCTCGACCTCATCGACCCGCTCACGCTTATAATATCAGAGCTGCTACCGCCGCTCATTGAGATAGCCGCTGACATCGCGGCCAAGATTTCGGACTTTGCGGCGCGGCACCTGCCTACTCTGATATCCGCGCTCAAAGGTGCGGTCGATTTTATCGGCAAGGCTATCAAAGTAGCATGGGAAATGCGTGACGTTATCGCGGCCATAGTAGCGGCGCTCATCACGTTCAATACCGTTATCAAGATAGGAAACGCTGTTTCGGCGGCGGTTTCCGCGCTGAAATCATTCAAGACCATCACTGACGCGGCGACAGCCTCGCAGATAGCCCTGAATGTTGCAGGCGCAGCAAATCCGTTCGTGCTGATAGCTTCGCTTGCGGCGGGCGCGATAGGCGCGCTTGTGGCTTTCAACAATACCACTGAAACCTCAGCCGAAAAGGTGAACGAGCTCCATAATCAGGCTATGCAGCTTAACGAAACTGCAAAGGACTCCGCGAACGCCGCAAAGGAGGTCGGAAAGCTTTCCGACCAGTACAAGGCATTGAAAAATTCTGCTGATGACGCCAAAGAAACAAAGGAAAAACTTGAGGAACTGCAAAAGGCCTTGATAGATACCTACGGTCAGGAGGCCTCGAAAATCGACCTTGTTAACGGCAAGTATGAGGAGCAGCTTTCATTGCTGGGCGAGCTTATCGACAGCAAGAGCGAACTTGCGGAGGCTGACGCGAAAGCAGCATACTACACCGCGCAGGACGCGCAGGATACGGAATGGGCGCTGTCGCTGAATAATACCGATTCCAACAGCGACCTGCACAAATATCTCCAGAAGTGGTTCATTGACGAATCCGGCGGGAATTATGAAGGAATAACCAGCGATTTGTTTTCTTCCACGACCGACTACAAATTCAAGGCGGGAACTACCTACCGTGAGCGATATGAAGCGCTTTCAAGAATGGTCAGCCGCATGGAGAAATATGCCGGCACGGACGCGTTCGACAGCGCCATCTACAGCCAGCTTGTCCAGGCGCGGGACGATATGTACGCAAAAATGACGGAGTTCGAAGAGATAGAAAGCACATTCAATGAGCTGACTGCTCCCAAGCAAAAACAGCTCATATATGGTTCAAAAACGCAGGCAGACTACTATCGGAAAAAGTCGGGCGGTGGTAATACAGCCGCTCCCGCAGAAGAAACGCCCGCTGAACCCGAGCATGAAAGCACCTACACCTACAAGCCCTACACCCCAACCGCCGACACATCGAAAACCAAGACCAGCTCAGGCAGTTCGAGCAGTTCCACAGGCAGCCAGGGCAATTTCATCAGCATAACAAGCTATGTCCCGACCATGTGGGACAACGACCAGACCGCCGCGCTGAAATCGCTCATCGGCAAGGACGTGCTCGGAAAGACGGCCTCCGCGCACCAGATAAACGCCCTGACCGGCGCGATATCCGGCGCGGCTGAAAGTTCGTCCGCTTCGAAGGAGACCGACCTCGCCGACGTGATAAACGCGATAACCAAGCTGCAGCGCAAGGTCGAGAAGTTCGAGAACGCTTTCGGCGATATGACCATTGAGCTGACCGCCGGCGACCTGACGATAGGCAAGGCGTGCGTCCGGGACTGCAACATTATGGCGAAGCGCTCCGGCAAATCGCCGTTCAATTTCTAGGAGGTATCATGATACTAAAAATAGGCGATATCGACGTCAGCAAATTTATCCTGCCGCCGGATATCGCGGACACGTTCCGGAGCCAGTCGGTCAACCAGACCCTGAACGGTTCTCTGGTGGTAGACCGTATCTCCGAGCTTTCAAAGAAGCGCATTTCGGTGCAGTTCCCGATCGTTCCTCTTGCGAAGTGGGAGGAGATAAAGGCGGTCATAAAGCCGATAACGTTCAATGTCAGCGTTGACAGCAGCGTGTATTCCGTACATTTGAGCGGGGATATCCCGACCCCGGTGCTTTACGCGGACGGCGAGGACGTGATGTGCAGCGAAATTTCGCTGGTGTTCGAGGAGATGTGATATGCGGAACGTAACAAACGATTACCTTGCGCAGGTGCAGAGCTCTGGGCGGCAGTTCGGGGTATCCGTAAAAGTCTACGGCAACGGCGCGGAGCCGGAATCCCTGTGGCTCGGAGATATCATCAGCATTGATATCCTGCGAAGCTGCTCCGATCAGCTCCAGATAGGCGCGTGCATGTCGGACATGCTCACGCTCGAAACTAAGGCGACGGCGCTTTTCAACGGGCGGCTGAAAAAAGTTGAAGTTTTTTACCGCTGCACTGCGCCGGTGCTCGACTGGATACAGCTCGGGACATTCTACGTTGACGAAGCCGTCACGCGGAACGGCGTTACCGCGGTCAAGGCTTACGACATGATGAGCAGGCTCGACAAGCGCGTGAGCTGGGTGGACACCAGCAAAGCGACCGCGCCGACGTTCCCCTGCAAAATGCAGGCAATGCTGAATTACCTCTGCGCCCGCGCCGGGGTCACGACTGATTTCACCTGCGAGGACATCACGGTCGAGAAAGCCCCGGACGGTTACACTGCGCAGGAGCTTATCAGTTACATCGCGGCAAGCCACGGCAGGAACGCACGGTTTTCGCCGTCTGAGGTGCTGAAATTCCCGGATTACGAGGAGGTCGTAAAAACTGTTCAGCACGGACGGTGCTACTCGCTGGATATAGCGGGCGGAAGCGGGTACACGGTCAAGGGGATACTGCTCCAGCGCGGCGGCGACGATAAAATCTACATCGACGGCACTGCTTCGGAGTACGACGAGACCGCCGACGGCATAGTGACGGCTTATGACCCGTTTGCTACGGTCGGTATCGCGGAATACGCCTGGAGCAGGCTCGGCGGGCTGAATTATTCGGCGGTATCGCTCGAAATGCCTGCGGAGAATATCCTTGAGCCGGGCGACGTTTTCACGGTCGAGGACGCGGACGGCACGCAGAAAAAGGCGATCGTCATGGAGCAGGAGCTGTCGCTGACCTGCACTGGCGGGTTCGTAGAGAAGATATCCTGCACGGCGGAAAGCAAGGCGCAGAACCGGAGCACCGAGAACCGGCAGGAGGCCACGGAGAAGCAGGTAGCGACGGGAGCAACGTCTGCTGCTCTCACCGAATACAAATACCTGACCGACGCCTCGGTAAAATTCAACGGCACGACGTACACGATAGAAAAGGACGCTGACACCGGGCTGATATCCAAAATCAGCGACAGCGCGGGGAACGAGTTCGAGCCGGATATCTCGGCGGGTATAACCGATGTGGCTGCGCATAACGCGGTGTTCTGGGCTGTGGCGATGTGCAGGGGGATTAGCAAGACGGCATTTATCATGGACGGAATATTCGGAATGTTCACGCCTGATACACGGGATATTTCGAACCTGCGCTGGAGAAATTCAGTTGCCGGGAACAACGATATCATTCTTACGGGCGGCTCGGAGAACGGCGAAGCGGTGCACTTTACAGCTAGTCAGTACGGCACGTTCAATTGCGCTGAGCCAAGTACAGTATATGCTATAGTAAAATCTGAGATTAGCAAGGCTGTCAACTGCATTATCACGAAGAGGCTTTCACAGCTGTCTAATTCTGAGCATTATGGTTTCGGGTTATTGCAGTTTGATGGCAATTTGTACTTTTCGTCTGCAGCGTATGATATTCAGCAAACAAACGTAAGTTGTATCGAGTACCATGTGTATTGCTTTACACGTGTGGACGGTGTTACTTATTTTTACATTGATGGTGCTCTTGTTGGGCATGTCGGTAACTGCATGACCGGGCAGTACGCGAGTATGATGTACCTCAACAACGAGTATCTCGGGTCAACAAGATTGGACGCACCAACAATTTGTGACTTTGTAATGTGTGCTTTTGGCTCGCAATACCACGATGAAGCAACGGTGCGTAATAACTCAGCGTACTTAATGAAAAAATACAAAATAGGAGGCAACACATGACATCAAAAACGATAGCGCTCACAGGCGCGGAAATCAGGGCGGATTACAGCGGCGGCACAAACGCCTGGCTCAGGAACGACGGCACGGCTACCGTGTACGCGTCCACTGCTCCGGGCGTTACGGCGGGCGCTGACGGAGTAGTCAGCATTCCGGCGGGACAGGCGGTAAGGATTGACGGGGCTTGCAGGACAGTGT